GCGTCATACTTAGAATTACGTCTATAAAGACCTCCTGATTTAAAGACATTGAATCTATTCCAGGCGTATTTACCGCGTTGGACATTCTCATATTTCACCCAACAGCTCATTGTGACTGTCGTATAGAGTCTGCTTGTGAACTCGGGTGCTATATCAAATCTGAGATTATTTTTCCCAGGTTCTGCCTCTAATCGGAAGCATTCAGTCTGACCAGTTATATGGTTGTCTGGAAGTTTCTCAATAGCGGCATAACCCGTAGCTCTACTGTTAATCCAAAGGTTACGACCACCGATAACTAAGTCACCGTTCAAGGATACCCATTTATATCGGCCAGGATCACTGCTATCGCCTACTTCAAAGTCAGTGTAAGTACCAATATACTTCTTATCACTAGAGTTGACTAGACTGAAGTCAGATCTACCATCTGCACTATTAGCATAAGCAAAGTGGACATAAGGTGTACGACCATCAGCACCAGGCTTACCAGGAAGTCCTTGCTCACCGTCTTGACCTTTCCATCGTGTCCAACGGTACTTGCTCGGTTCCGGGCTATCCTCTTGAATAAAGTCTTGGTAAAGACCAATAAAAGGCTTGTTAGAGTCTGTCTGACTGAAGCCAATACGACCGTCATCAGCATCAGAATATGCAATGTGAGTGTATTGCGTTAAGCCGTCTACCCCTCTAGGACCAGGAATACCCTGATCGCCTTTAGGGCCTTGCAGACCTTGAATACCCTGTGGACCAGCAGGACCAGCAGGACCTTGTAAACCTCGGTCACCTTGTTCACCTTTGTCCCCTTTAGCACCGTCAGCACCTTTAATCTTAGTCCATTTATAGACATTAGGGTTAGTGCTGTCGGCTTCTGTAAAGTCGGTGTATGTACCAATGTATTCTTTGTTGGTTGAATCACTAACGCTGAACCCGCTATTACCATTTGCTGAATTAGCATAGGCAAAGTGAATATATGGGGTCTTACCGTCTGTACCTTTAGGTCCAGGGATACCGTTAGCACCATCGTCACCTTTCCACTTCGTCCATCTATAAGACGACGGAGTAGTACTGTCGGTTGGATTAAAGTCTTGGTAGATACCAATGTAGGCTTTGCCTGTTGCAGTCTGACTAAACCCGTTACCATAGGCATTGTCAGCATAAGCGATGTGGGTGTATTGTGTTCTACCATCAGCCCCTCTTTGACCAGGGATACCTTGATCCCCTTTAGGACCTTGTAGACCTTGGACACCTTGAGGGCCTGGCGCACCGTTGGCACCGTCAGCACCCTTTATAAGAGACCATTTGTACTTGGTAGGGTCCGTACTATCGGCTTTTTCAAAGTCGGAGTAGGTACCCATATATTTCTTATTAGGGTCACCAAATACAGTGAATCCTGTTCTACCGTCAGAGGAATCAGCATAAGCAAAGTGAACATATGGCGTACGACCATCGGCACCAGGCTTACCCGGCGTACCGTTAGCACCGTCAGCACCACGTACTTTCTGCCAGTGGTATCTCGCAGGGTCCGTTGAATCTTCTTCGGTATAATCGGTGTAAGTACCCATGTACAGCTTCTTAGATACGTCGACTTTAACCTTAGTTGGTTCTGAGTCAATATCCTGAGCTGGTGTGTATACTTCGGCCGTAGTAAATCCAGTATATCCATCTACGCTATCAGCATAAGCAAAGTGAACATATGGCGTACGACCATCGGCACCAGGCTTACCCGGCGTACCGTTAGCACCGTCAGCACCATGCCATCTAGACCAATGATAATCTTCAGGACGGTCGCTACCTGCGAAATTGAAATCTTGGTATATACCTATATGGCTTAATATGCGCCCTTCTTCCGGATCTTTAGTAAATGCGTTATACGCGTTGTCTCCCTGTCTATTAATATCAGCAGTAAAGTTACACCAAGCAAGGTGTGTATACTGGGTTCTGCCGTCATCCAAATCGACAATAGTAATCTGACTAGTTGAAATTAAACTCATTATACGCCTCCTTCCTTGTCTTCTGGTGATAACGAGTAGTCTGTCACAACTGTACCCTCTTCGACTTTAACCCCAGTAATCCAGGCAGTACCTGATTGAGTGTCCTCAAGAATGAAGCGAAGATCCATTTTCAACTCATCATAATTAGGATCCGAACCGTAGTCATAAGTTACTTCGATACGTCTCCAATCAGAAGATCCCTCGAATGTAAAATGCCCAGGGTAATCAATGGGTGCTGCTTCATTTGTCTTGGAATTACGTCTTTCCAATGGGATTGATTTAAAACAGTTAAATCCTTGCCAAGGGTTTGCCCCCTTTTTAACATTCTCATATTTAACCCAGGCAGACATTGTGAGTTTTTTATAGAAGCGTTTAGTGAAGTCTGGAGCAATATTAAATCTTAGATTGTTCTTTTGTCCGCTCTCAATACGATAACATTCTGTTTGACCGGTAATATGGTTTTCAGGGAGTTTCTCAATAGCGGCATAACCTTCACATTTACTATTTATCCATAAATTCCGACCAATAACTTTGGTATTAACGACCGTATCGTCCCGTTTAGGTTTAGTAGGGTTGATACTATTGACCGCGTTTTTAGTTGTAATTGCGACAGAAAAGGTCGCTTTATCTTCGACATCAATACGAGTAACGCTAATACTCTTCCTTTTAGACTCAGGGCGTTGTCCCCATGGTTCATCAACTTCACCATTAGCATTAGTCTTAGTCCAAATATAGTTAAAGGCTTCACCATGAGTATCAATCTCGACATCATCTCTAAATAGCTTAGCTGTTAATACAGTGTCAATGATGCCGTTCTTAAACACATCTCCATTACTAGACTCGATTGTAGTCAGAACCGGTGACACCCCGTCATTAACTGTAGCGATAGTCACATCTTGAAACTCGACCATCTGACCTTGCACCCAAGCTTGAATTGTAATGAGTGCATTACCGCTAGTACCTACATTAGATCGTGATGCCCGGAATCGAGTACCACTACCTGCAAGGTTGTTGTCAATGAAGTAACTAAAATCAACATCTGTAACTTCAGTTTTACCCTTATATAAAGTAGGAATAAGTTCACAGCTATCTGTCAGCTCACGGAACATAGTAGGCCCTGTAGTTTTTACAGTCATTTTGAAAGGTTGAGCGTCATTGATCATCCGTGACATTGTATTCATCAACGTTGAGTTGTTAGTTGGTCGAATAGCAACGACATTAGACAATGTGAGCTTAGTCTTACTATGATCTGTAGAACAGCGTACCATCTCAACGACACGAGCTCGGATAAGCAATCCGCCGACAAAGTTCTCATCTGTCATGAAGATCACATCACCAATCTTGATATCGTAACGTTGAAGAACCATAGCCGAGTTAAGACTTATTTCCCATGTTGTAATAGGATACATGTAATTACGTAACATCTTAACCCCGTAAGCCCATGCTTCATCTGCGTTAGTAAACTCAGTTTTCACATCACGCACGATCCACGGGTCGCAGTTATCACGTTTGTTTACAGACGGATATAGCTTAGCTGAGATAGGGGCATAGATTGTATGCGACCCCCGGTTACAGTACATCTCAACGTGTGTACCATCCGCCGCTTTGATCTCACGAGAGTTAGGGAAGGTGATGTAAGCGCCGTCTTTGTTCCGCATCCGGATAGCAGAGAATAGATTCGTCTTATCCTCTTTCTTAATAACAGAAGCGACGTCTCGACCCATCTGTAACCGAATGTCGGTACGAACTCGTCCTAAACCAGGCTCATTATCTTTTGCGACATTGCGAGATTTATAAACATTAAGTATATACTTATCAATCTGGCCACCATCGGTAAGTTTGGTTATAATCTCCATCTCACCATCAAACGCTTCGACAAGTTTAAGGATCCGAGCCAAACATGTGTCATCATCAGACTCAAACTTAAGCGTCTGTTTGGTATTACGAATTTCGCAAATACCCAATTCAATACGAGTAAATTTAAAGAGTTGCATAGCTTCGATGTATTCTAAGAACGACTTAGCATCCTTACTCTCATAAGCGACAACCTTCTCATTAAGTAACTCTAAGTTAGTTGTAACGCATTCCAAAGTGATAGTATAGTCCGTTTCTCTACGAGTCATTACGTTAAATACATAATCGGTATCGTCTTCATGGAAAGAGATATAAGACTCAGTAGTGAGATTGGCTATACGTTCGTTTAGAACACCATTTGAATATTTATCGACAGTAAAAGTAAAGGTAGCCGAACCCTTACCGCAGTATTGATGGAACTCTTCATCGTAATATTTCAGAGAACCCGGAACATCGTTGTTAATATGGTCAACAATATTCATTGCGTTATCATGAACTGCTAACTGCCATGCAGGTTTTACATTCATTTTGAAGTTTCGGCCTCCTTTCTTATAGCCATGCTTCTTCCCACTCTACAATAACCTCAGGGGCTGTTGTAACGAATCCGGAAGAATGAATTTCAAGTTGTGACTCCCCGGGAGGAATTGCAAAGTATCGAGATCCATTTGCTAGATCTCCTTCAGCTCCGACCCCTTGGCTAGATGCCTCTGGATCAGCAATATATGAGATTTTACCTTCATACATATCAACAATAAGTTCACTACCAGCGTTATACTTGTTAGGAACAAGATCGTAACGTTGTACGTTAGTCTTCTGGAACTTAAGTGATTGTACACATAAAGTATCTAGGTGCCCAACACCAGGTCGTTCGTTTCTGAGTCGACCATATAGAATCCAGATCTTAGTACATTCTAAGTTCTCCTTAGTGGCATCCACTACTGTTTTAGGTATCCCGTTATATCCGTATGTGAACTTAGCCCCATCCTTAATAACATAAGCATTACCTGTTCTGCTATTAAAAGCAGGGTTAGGTCGTTGTTGACCTGGCTCATTGTTATTAGATCCAAATTCATTCTCTTCACGAGGTAGTTGATGGATATCCTTAGTAGTAAAGTACTGTACGGTCCTATCGCTATCAGTCGTCCATTTATCCAAGGCATATGCACAGATAAGTCGGTCGTTATCGTCCATAAACATAATTGCTAACAGACCAGTTTGGCCAATTTTAGACGCCCAGAGCTTTAGGTTGAAGTCGCAACGGAAGTTCTTAGCACCTTTAATATTGTTCTTATCGGCGGGCAGAGCATACTCATATACAGCACAGCCCCAGTCTTGACCGACACCCTTAGACCCAGAACGAGTCCAGTGTAAGCCAGGACAAGGATAGCCGACACTACCTGCATCTCTTGGTGCCCAGTCAAGTGTTAGGTCGCTGATCTCGGCATGGTTAGCTACAGCCAAAGGAGATTGTGAGCTAAGTTTACCGCCAATATTCACGCCTTTACGCCATCCAGCAGAGTCATTTGGTGTTAAGTTAAGTAAGAGTTGTGATTGGTCATAAGATCCGGAAGCAGTTACAGCCCCGTCACGACCTGACGAGCTTGTACCAATTTCCATCACACCGTTTTTATTAACAATACCAATCCAACCGTTAGTTCCAGCGTTCTTAATTCTAATGCGAGGATATGCCGGTGCACTTCCTGCATTATTTAAAGTCATTTTGACAATATTCCCCTCTTTAGTAAGAGAACCAATGTCGGGAGAGTTGGTCTTCGATGTTAACACCTTTGTAAGCTCGGAATGTAGTAAACCATCCGGAACTTCAAATGAGATAGACACCGTAGCCTGACTCTTTTGTAAATCCTCAGTGAACTTAGGTTGACCTGATGTAACAGCAAGGTAGTACTTACCATCCTGGTCATCAAACTGTAATTTCTTTGGACCGTCAGGACAATCAAGCGCCCGAGCCAGTTTCGTACGAAGTGATAATAGCTCAGCAGGGCTCCCTGTCTTTTGTCCTTCAATGGTAATATCATAAGAGCTTCTTCTACCAGAAACCCATGTCTTACCAAAACGGCCAGTGCCGGCAGAATATGTGTGTTCCTGACCAGCACCAGCATTACGTTCAACTTTAGTTACAGCATCGAGGAGTTTACCAATATCAACAGCATCAGTTCCTTCACCAAAGATTATAGAGAAGTATGATTCATCTCTCATAATCGTGGTAACACTCCATCTAACATATTTAATCGATCACTGTAAGTCCGTTGCGCATCTGCCATTCCTGGCGCCAATGCACGGTTTACAAGATCTTTATCCAAGTAAATTGGGTTGACTTGTCCTTGAGCAAGGAGGTCATTCCCAATAGCAGAGTTCTCAGTAAGCGTCGCCAATTTTTGGTCTACATTATTCAATCCCCGTACCACTTCGTCAATAGAATAACGATTAGAAGCAATACTACGGCTTGTAGGATTAAGCGACGAATAATTAATATTTGCACCAGTGAGTCCAAGATAACCAGATCCATTCCATGTATAACCATCAACATTAGACATATCCAAGACAGGGGTGATTACAGGAGAAAGCTCCATGTCATCGTCAAGGTATTCCGATGTTTCACCAAGAGCGTCTTGAATGTATTGTTGGACCTTACTCATGCTGTTATTAACAGCGTTAAAGGATCCTGTAGAACCTAAACCTGAAGCAAATTCAACGATAATAGCCCGACCAGATTTAGCCACTTGACGCCAACCTTCACCAGAGAAAGGCCCTTCTTTCGCTGGAGAGTGCGGGAATAAAGCCTGTACGGCGCCCATGATACGACCAACAGCGCCTTGAACAGAAGCCATCGCTCTAGAGCTTGCGATACCTCCGGCAAATGATTCAGAAATAGCAGCACCAGATCCTGATGCATCATATTTCATACCTTCACCAGCCGCTCTCGCAACATTAGCACCGGCACCATTCGCTTTACCGGTTCCACTATTTATAACAGTAGAGAAATCATCTATCGCTTTATGACCAGCTGGCTTACCATCAACTGTTTTCAGCCCCTCATTAGCACTATTGGCAACTTCTTTTGCAGATTGATGAATCTCCCCTTTAGAGGCTGCAATAATCTGACCTACTTTATGAAGCTCCTCTTGAGTCATAACTTTACCAGAGTTATAGTCAGAAATCAATTTATTTGCTTCTTCTTGACTGACACCTATTTTAGGAAGTACCTCAGAATACATACCGTCAATCGAAGTTAGGGCAGATCCTTTAATCTTACTGATATTGTCTTCCACTCTACCGGGCGCTGATTCAACAGGTCTCATGAAGTTATCCATGTGCATTTGAGCAACTGAAGAGAAATCGCCCTTAGCTAATTGGTCAAGCATAGCAGGCGGAATATTTCCAGATTTAAGCGCGGCCAATGCCAGAGTAGTATCTAAGCGTCCGCCCAAATATGTATCTAAGTTCGTAAATGCTTGAGTTACAAGACCGACATCGAAATTACCGTTCCCAGAAAGCCCTACTTCTACAGCGGCTTTAACCTCTTGTGCTCTCTGACCTGCCGCTTCGGCAGTCCCATCAAATCCAGACAAATATTGTTGCATTTGTTCCATTGACATGCCTGAGAAATCGCCCTCCGCCATTTTCTGGAGCATCTCTTGAGGGATCTGTCCAGATTTAAGAGCGGCCATAGCCTTAGTCATATCAAGTTTACCGCCAAGGTGCTCATTCAGCATATTGAATGCACTATTAAGTAAGCTCATGTCCCAATTACCGTCTCCACCAAGTCCTTGTTCAAGGGTTTTCTTGATATCGTCGGCATTTGCCTTAACTTCAGGTTTAGCCGTAAGTACGCCATTTGCATAGTCATACCCTGCTTTTTCAGCAATCTGTTTAACCTGCGCTTCAGACATACCCATTTCAACCATTTTGGAGAATAATTTACCAGCTTCGTTAGCGTCAATGGTTTTGTTCTTAAGACCTTGGATAAACTCATTAGCACCTTGAATACCTAATTGCGAACAGAACGTCTTAAAGTATTCAAGTCCATCTTTTGACTTAGCTGCGATATTCATAGCACCTTGGACTTCAGCGGTACCTAACCTATCCAACTGTTTAATTGCAGCATCAACACCACCTTTAGCGGCGAGTTCCGCATAGGTTTTAATACCATCAACACGGTCATGCAACCATTTTTCAAATCCTTGAGCGCCGCTTTGTAGACCCTCTTTAGCCTTTTCAAAGTATTTCCCAATAAAAGGTAATTGCCCGAAGGCATCTAGAATAAAGGAAAGCATCGAGGTTACAATCTCTATAAGTAGTGAGAATATAGATGCAAGTACATCTGTCACAGAAACAGCAATAAGATTACCATTATTACGTATCCATTGCGCGATCTGCTGAAAACCTAATAGTACAGAGTCAAGAATTCTAGTAATAAATCTAGGAATTGCTCCAATAACCATATCAACAGCAGCAGAAAGCATATCAACAAGGGCGCCAGCTATATCAACAGCAGCATTGCCAATACCAATAATAATACCTTTTACAAGCTCAACACCGATTTCAATAAACTTACCAATATTACCGCTAATACCACGAACTAGACCAACAACCACACCTTCTGCCATACCAGCGACAACTTCAGCGATATCACCAGATGACTTAGATGCCTCAGCAAAGAACTTACGGAAGTTTTCTCCGCCTTCTTTACCAAGACGTGATACGGTATCAATAAGTCGAGTAATAGCATCTATAATAGAAGCGATTCCTTGCAAGAAGTAACCGATACCAGCAGATGCAATACCGATAGCGCCACCGATCATAAGAAGAGATGTGCCAAGTGCTGTAAGTCCTGCGATAGCTTCAAAACCTCCGACCTTACCAAGTAAACCACCAATAGTGGCAATCGCACCAACAACTCCGACTAAGACAAGTGCTTGAGTTAAAATATGATCTACAGGTATCGTAGTTAACTCTTTCAGAGAATATACAGAAACCATCAATGCCCCGACAGTTGCAGCAAGACCGATTATACCTTCTTTCTTAATGTTCTGAGCGGCTTGTCCAATTTTAACAAAAGCATAAACCACACCGACAAGAGCAAGACAGGCACCAACAGTTTTAAGGAAGCTACCCTCCATCTTACTTAGAAGAAGAAGACCGGCAGAAGCAACTAGAACAGAACCTGAAAGTACTGCTAGGTTCTTGATACCTTCGTTTATTCCTTTATCGGCAATGTTATTCTTTTGAAGAACCATAGCTAGCGCGCCAAAGGCTGCTGTAACTACCGCCATAGCACCAAGGGCTTGGACAATAGCATCGGGGTTCTTCATCGAGCCAATATTCTGCGCTAAGCTACGCATCATATACAGCATTCCGGCAATACCACCGAACATAACAAGAGCGTTCTTAGTAAAGGATTGCTTAGTATTATCCAATTTACTAAATGCTAATGCAATACCACCGATAACAGCAAGCATGATAGCAACTGCCGCTCCGCCTTTCTTAAGAACCTCGGTATCAAGAGATCCGAGTTCGCTTACCGCTTTAGAAATACCCGCAACGGCTTTAGCCATGGTAATGAATGTAAGAACAGATGAGGTCTTAACATCTTTAAGGTTCTTAGCCATATAAAGAACCCCCATTATGCCTACCATGATAACACCTATAGAAGCAAGACCTTTCTTAAGAGAATCGGCATCCAAAGTACCAATATCTTTAACTACCTTAGCGACTTTCTTAATTGAATAAGCTAGACCAATAAAGGTTAGAATACCAATAGAGATTTTAGCAGAACCACCATCAAACCCTTTAGCGTTTCGTTGCATATGAGCCATTATAGCCATCAAACCACCCATTGCCACGAGGATAGCCCCGGCAGAAAGAAGACCTTTCTTAAGAGACTCCCCGTCCAGGCGACCTAGCAACATAACAGAGCCTGAGATCATAAGAATAGATCCTGCTACACCAAGCATACCAAGCATCATATCTTTTGCGCTTTGCACCTTACTTGGATCAAATTTCTTAGTTGTCATCGAAAGTGACAAGTAGAATACCTCAAATGCACCAAGAACTGCTACCAGTCCAAGGACACCTCGTTGAAGTTTATCCGCAGGGATCATTGACAATACCAGCAATGAACCTGTCAAAGCAGCAATAGCCAGGGCAAAAGATTTAATGTTTTGGAATTTAGCTTTAGCTTTAAAGCTACCAGTAATAGCTTTAAACATATTCGTAAGAGATCCTGTTACGGAGTTAGCACCTTCAAACAGACCTTTACCGAATTCACGGAACATGTCTTTAATGCCGAGTACCTTCTTACGAGTATTCCAAAGCACAATAATCGCCGCGGCTAATGTAAGAATCTTACCAACTGCCGCAGAGTCTGCCTTGTTGAATGGCGCTAATACCGCACTGAATGCCTCACCAAGAAGTTTGGCCATGTCGCCGATACTAGCAAAGACACCTTTACTCTTTTCATGGACACGGTCTACGCTATCGCCCAAACGATTCATTCCGGCTTCGGCTTCTTTCATCTTACGATCTCCAAAGTCAGCCTCTGTAAGTTCATCGGCAGATACACCGGTAACTTTGAACAGATCTTTAAAGCCTTCCCAAATCTTCTTAAGGACTTTCCCAATCTCTTCAAGGGCTTTCTTAACACCCTTACTTACAGAATCGACAACCTCTCCAAAGTTCTTAAATGAGAAATTGGTGTCTTTAAAGCTTGATCCGATTGATGAAGCGAATTGTTTAATTAGATCCCATAGTCCAGTTAAAGTATGTTGTACACTAGACGGTAGGCTTGAAAAGAATCCTTTAAACCATGGGCCGAATGTACTAGAAATCCAGCTCATAGCCGAGCTAAATCCGTTCTTGATACCTGCTCCAATTTTAGAGAAAGTATCACCTGATACGACATTAGCTAAGCCATGCCAAAAACCATGGAACCAGCCCTTAAATGTTTCTAGGGTTGTCTTAAAGTTACTGAAGTCAATCTTAGATTTACCCATTTCTTTACGAATGGTATTAAAGGCTTCGCCGATAACGCCTGCCCCTAATCCTAGGCCACCAAATATAGATTTAACAGCACCTAGCTCGCCAACCCACTTACGAAATCCGTCAATAGATTTAACGATACCAGGAACAATACCTTCGGAGAAGTTAGCAGTAAGCGCTTTACCAGCGTCACTAAAGACTTTACCAGCATCACCGAAGTTAATCTTACCAAAGCTAATCTTAGAGATCTTAGAATTAAACCATTCAAACGCCTTACCGACACTATCCACAACTGGTTTAAGGAAAGACAACGAGAATTTAACTTTGTCTAATTTATCAGCGTACTCTCCAAGAGTAGGCCAGTGTTTACGAACAATATCACCAAAGGCCTTAAGAGAAAATGTAGAGTTTTCTAACCATTTTGAAAGTCCTTGAGTGCCGCTCTTGATTGCGCCAAAAGGATTAGACGCAAAGGCTGCGAAACCTTTCTTAAGTCCTGACATATCAGGCATAGAGAACTTAAAGTTCTTAAACATGTCGCGAATGCCAGGCGGAATCAAGTATTCCCACTTAACAGCTTCACGGAACTGCTTCCAGGTTGTAATCTGGCGATTAAGAACTTGATCCATAGCTCCGTTAAGGCTATTCCAGAACGTTCTATGACTTGTGATAGTCCGTCGGTAGTTGTTACGTAGGCTGTTATAGAAACC